TAAATCTCCAATTCATGAAGATTTCAGTTATGAAAGTTTCAGTGAAGGTGAAAAAATGAGAATTAACTTGGCAATTCTTTTCACCTGGAGAGAAATTGCTAGAATGAAAAATAGTATTAGTTGTAATATTCTTTTGTTTGATGAAGTTTTTGACTCTTCTCTTGATGATTTTGGTACAGATTACTTTACAAAAATCATTAAATATGTTATTAAAGATACTAATGTGTTTGTAATTTCGCATAAGAATGGACTTGAAGATAAATTTGATAATGTGCTTGAATTCAAAAAAAGAAATGGGTTTTCTTATATGACGAAGTATTAGATTTATAAATAATTATATCAAATACTTCGTCCAATATGATAATAGGACATATCTACCAAATTAAAAATATTGTTAATGGTAAGTTTTATATTGGTAAAACAGAAAGAACGATCAAGATTAGATTTTCCAATCATATGTCTGCCGGAAAAAATCCAAAAGATTATTTCCATAATGCCATTAAAAAATATGGTAGGGAAAACTTTAAAATTGAAATTATAAAATGTGTTTATGAAGATGATGATATTAATGAATTGGAAAAACATTATATTGGATGGTTAAAACCACAATATAATTTAAAAGAAGGGGGTGAGGGCGGAAGACACAATCCACAAACTATAGCGAAATTAAAAAATTGGAAAAAAACTGAAGAGCATAAGAAAAAATTAAGTGAGGCAAGAATGGGGGTAAAACCAACAATTACTCCAGAAAGAAATAAAAAAATATCCAAAAAATTAAAAGGTAGGAACAATTGGTCCAAAGGCAGAAAGTGGTGGAATAATGGCGAGGTGGGTGTTTTATCTTTTGAACAACCAGATGGATTTGTTAAAGGGAGACTTGAAAAACATAAAAGTGGATTAAAGAAAGGTCTAGATGTTGGGTATAAAATGAATTTGACAGCAGAAGAAATAGAAAGAAGAAAAATACATATGCTGAAAATAAGAAAAGAATACTGGAACTGATTACTTCACAAAAATCATCAAATATGTCATTAAAGATACTAATGTATTTGTGATTTCACATAAGACAGACGAATTGATTGATAAGTTTGATAAAATTATTATGTTTGAAAAAGTTAAAGGTTTTTCCAAGATACACGCTTGACTTTTCTTTTTTTCTGTGCTAGTATTTTTAGGTAGTTTGATACTAGATTATGAAATGGAAGTACAATGAAGAGCAAATTCTAAAAGATATCAGCGAATATGTTCTCAGTACATATGGCAGTCATTATGTCGGCAGTGAAGAAGGGTATGAAGATATCCAAACTATCGACTTAGCTGCTTCCAAAGGACTTGCTGCAGACTTCTGTCAAGTGAATATTTTGAAGTATGGGTCTAGGTACGGGCAAAAAAATGGTCGCAATAAAAGAGATTTGCTTAAAGTCATTCACTATGCTATGCTACTTCTTCACTTCGACAAGCATTATAGCCGTGTCGATAATGGACTAGGTGAATTTAAATGAAACTATCTGAAAATACAATTTCAATTCTTAAAAACTTTGCGTCAATTAATCAATCTATTCTTGTGAAAGGCGGATCTAAAATTCGCACTATGTCTGTGGTAAAAACTATTCTGGCTCAAGCAGAAGTTGAAGAAATTTTTCCTAAAGATTTTGCAATTTATGATTTGAATCAATTTCTGAATGGTCTTAGTCTTCATAATGACCCAGAACTTGATTTTTCGAATGATAAGTATCTTGTAATCCGAGAGGGAAAACGTAAAGTGAAGTATTTCTTTGCTGACCCTGAAGTAATTGTATCTGCGCCAGAAAAAGAAATTGAACTTCCTTCTAAAGATGTTTGTTTTCAACTTGAACATTCTAATTTAGATAAATTAAAAAAAGCATCTGCTGTATATCAATTGAATGACTTATCAGTAATCGGTGATGCTGGTGTAATTCGTTTAGTTGTAAGAGATAAAAGAAACGATACTTCAAACGAATATTCAATTACTGTGGGAGAAACTGATAGTGAGTTTGTGTTTAATTTTAAAGTCGAAAATCTTAAAATTATTCCAACAAGTTATGATGTTGTCATTTCATCTAAACTTATTTCGCAATTTACAAATGAGAAGTATAATTTGAATTATTGGATTCCAATGGAACCCGATTCTGAATTTAAATAACTTTATTTTTTTTATATTATGAATATCTTCGTGAATAATCAGTGTCCAGTGCTTTCTGCTGTGGCACTTCCTGACCGTCATATAACAAAAATGCCTGTTGAGACGTGCCAAATGGTCTCCGTCATCTTCTCCAAGTGGTACTATGATTGGGGCACCATTCCCAAGAAGGACGGTCTCCCTTACAGTACGGAGAAGGGTGCGTTTCGTAATCATCCCTGTACTCAATGGGCAGCAAAATCTCACGAGAACCTTGCCTGGTTGATTCGGCACGGATTTGCCCTTTGTAATGAGTATCGGCATCGTTATGAAAAAGACCACGCTTGTATGAAAGGACTTGAAGTGGCAGAAAATATCTTTGCTACTAAAAGTGGAAAAGAAATCTTTATCCACAAAAATGTGGTAGAATTTACGAGGGCAATGCCTGACGAGTTCAAGTGCGATACTTCAATTGACACATTTGAGGCATATAGAAGATATATTTCCTCCAAACCTTGGGTGAAGGACAACTATCTTCGCATCCCTGAAAGAAAACCTTACTGGATTTAATTATGACTTTTAAATTAACACAAGAACAAATCGATACTATTCAAGAAGTATTTGATAATCAACGACCCGGAAAGTCTGACTATGATTGTTGGGAAGGAATAAACAAACAACTTCAATCAACAGATGAAAATCGGATTAGAATAAATGAAGAAGGAAAAGAAGAATTTACAATCCTTTACAGTGAAATTATTACCCCAAATAAGACAAGATTTCATATAATGAAAGTCTATGTGGATATGCAAGAGAGGTTGAGATTATTTGCGAATTGTGGTTACCTTTGAACTTATTTAAATTATGAACGAAATTAAAAAGATTGATGAAAATAGTGTTTCATCTTGTGGATACACATATTCAAAATCCCAGACACCACAAAAGATGGTTTCCGATGAAGAACCTGAATTTTGGGATTTAATTGACAGCATTGATGATGGGGATGCTTTGATTTTTGAAGGTCATACTTATTACAAGGATGAAACTCAAACTAATACCTTTGAACTTATTTAAATTATGAACACAGACAGAACTGACTTCTTGTGGTGCGAACGCTGGAGACCTCGTAAAATTGAGGATTGTATCCTTCCAGAAGGTATTAAGAAAACTTTTAGCGACTTTCTAAATAAAGGTGAAATTCCAAACTTGCTTCTTTGTGGTCCTGCCGGATGTGGTAAGACTACAGTAGCAAAAGCACTATGTAATGAATTGGGAGTAGATTTTTATGTCATTAACGGATCCGACGAAGGTAGATTCCTTGATACTGTCAGAAATAATGCGAAGAACTTCGCTTCGACCGTCTCACTTTCTTCGGATGCTAAACACAAAGTCATCATCATTGACGAAGCAGACAATTCAAGCAAAGACGTTCAACTCTTACTACGGGCGTTTACTGAGGAATTTAATAAGAATTGTAGATTCATCTTCACCTGCAACTACAAAAACAAAATCATTGAACCCCTCCACTCCCGATGTGCAGTTGTTGAGTTCTCAATCCAAGGCAAAGAAAAGGCGCAGTTGGCAGGATCCTTTTTCAAACGTCTTCAAAACATCTTGGATGAAGAGAGGATCCGATATGATCCGAAAGTTATTGCCGAACTGATTAATAAGCACTTTCCCGATTGGAGGAGAGTCATCAACGAATGCCAAAGGTACTCTGTTGGTGGCGAAATTGATTCTGGTATTCTTGCATCTTTCTCTGACGTAAAAGTAAATGATCTCATTAAATGTCTCAAGGAAAAGAACTTTACGGAAGTTCGTAAATGGGTTGTATCCAATCTTGATAACGACTCTTCTGTTATTCTTCGTAGGGTATATGATGCACTTTATGAATCTTTGGTTCCTGCTAGTATTCCCTCTGCTGTTCTTGTTATTGCGAAGTATCAATATCAGGGAAGTTTCGTAGCAGACCAAGAGATAAATCTTCTTGCCTGTCTAACAGAAATAATGTGTGAGTGCGAGTTCTTATGAGTTTTAATCATCTAAAAGAAGAACCAGTAAAGACAACTCCCCAGAATGTAAAGGAGTCCAATGAGGCATTATATCGCGCAAAATGGAATCTTCCGCAGGCAGCAAAGCATTGTGGAATGACTAATAAGGAAATGAAATTGACCTTTTGGGAATACTTAAAGTATCACAGACCTGATTATGAAGTTGCCAAAGAACCAAAGATTCAATTCAATTTTGATGGATGTTATAATTATGATAGATTGAAGAAAGAGGGGTTAGTTGATGACTGAACTTAAAGACTGGTTAAACTCAATCAATCAAACAAAAAAGAATCTGATGAATGAAAACCCCTCATCAGAAAAAGAATATGCTCCTTATATTATCAATCGTTGCCTCTCTGGTCATATTGATTGTGTGATGTATGCAAATGAGATGAATAAGTATAACTTTCTTCCAAAGAAACTTCAATATGATTTTTTTATAAATATAATTAGGAAAAAGAAGAGATTCTCTCCTTGGTTAAAACAAGAGAAGAACAAAGACCTTGAAGTAGTTAAATCTTACTATGGATATAGTAATGAAAAAGCAAAACAAGCTTTGAGGATTCTATCAAAAACACAACTCGATTTTATAAAATCAAAACTTGAAACTGGAGGAACAAAA